TGGTCCACAGGCCCTTGCCCATGCAGGCGATCACCAGGTCCCCGTTGTCCAGCGCCGCCTTGGCTTGGGCGTGATAGGGGCTGTTGGCGTTGCCGTAGATATAGGCCGGGGTGATCTGCTTGCAGTCCAGGCCGTACCGCTTGGCGGCGGCGGCGAAGTAGGGGTAGGCCGTGCCCTGATGGGGGTACTTGTACCCGTGGGCCAGGGCCCAGGCCGCCTCCGTCTTGGGCGTAACGGACGGGTCCGCCCAGGTAGCCAGCACCATAGCCATGGCTGTGGGGCCGCAGCCCGCCCGTCCGATGGTGGTGCTTTCCCCTTTGGCGGAGTAAGGGATATTCGCCCACTTGTGGTCCGTCTGGAGATAGGAAACAGGCTGTTTATTCATTGGAGGTCTCCTCTCCGCTGTCCTTTGAGCGCTTGGTAAAGAAGTAGGTGACGATGGCCCCGTAGGCGGTGCAGAAGAGGCTTTGGGCCTCCGGGTTCGGCGTCCCGCCGTAGAAAAGCAGGGCGATCATTGCCGCTGTCATCGCCAGTGTGACAATGCTTTTCACGTCGATCAGGTCCAGGATCTTCTTCATTTACTCGCCCCCTCCAAAATGTCCAAACGATGGTTGATGTTTTCGATCTTTTCCTCGACGACAGGCATTCGCTTTGCGAAGTTGTTGTGTTCCCGGACTTCCCGTGTGAGCTCTTCCAGTTTGGTGTCCGTCACCGCCTGGGCCTTGCTGTTTGAGATAAGTACCCCGATGAGGGTGATAGCCCCGGTTATGAGGGCGACGATGATTTCCCCTGACATAGCAGTCGCCTCACTTCCTTATACGACCCCGGCAGTTGTGCCGAGCTCGTTTACCTTGCGCTGAAGGGCGGAGTAGCCGCCGCCGGTGGGCACCTCCATCTTCTGGCCCTGGTCTGCGACGCCGCCCTCCGGCGCGGGGGCCGGTCCGCCGCCTCCCTTCTCCGGGGGAACCATAGCCGCCTGCATCTGGGCCTGCTGCTCCATCTGCTGCCGCAGCTCCTCCACCAGCTTTCGCCGCTCCGGGATGTACCCGTCGGGGATGCGCTCCAGGTATTGCAGAATGGTGATCTTGTCCATCTGAAGCAGGTTGTCTAGGGTCTGGATAGACGCGATCTCCGAGTAGTAGGAAGAAGCGCCCACGTCCAGCTTCAGCTCCATGGGCATATCCTTCAGGGTGGAGAAATCAAAGTCCATGGGCACCTCTGTCGGTACCTTCTGTTCGATAAATTCAATGGCCTGCTTCACCGGCTCCGGAGTGGGCACATCCACCGCCCGGGTTCCGTAGTAGTGGGCCATAAACTCGATGAAGATGCGGTACTGGTCCTCCACCGCCTGATAGAGATTCTGTTTCGTGATCTCCGACGGGGTGGACGCCGCCCGCTGCAGGGCGATGATGGCGGATGTATTGTCCGGCCGGGTGTCGCCCAGAGCCACCGACGTGGCGCCCAGGCTCTCTTCCGTCTGATTGACGGCAAGCTGGATAAACTCGCTGATTTGGGGAGAGATGGCCGGCGGGTTCAGGATGGAGGCCACGTCGTTGGGGTTGCCGCCGTTGATGCCGATGGCCGCCCCCACCCGGTTGTCCCACTTGGCGATCCGCGTCTTGTCGTAGACGATCTTGGGATAGGCCGTGGTCATCAGGGAGAGCTGAGACATGGCCCATACCTTGTTGATGAAGATTTGGTTGGGGATCAGGCCGGTGATCATGGCCTGGCCGTGATAGCTGTCCTGGACGTAATCCCAGTTCAGCCACACCAGGGGATACCGGCGGATGTTCAGGTTCCAGGGCTTTCTTATGTCGCAGTTCTGGGCGCACTTGAAGCCCCAAATTTCCTTGGTCTTCCGGTCCCGCCACAGCAGCAGGAGGGTGGTCACCTTGTCGGTGGTCTCCTTGGCGCTGTCCCCCTGGCGGTTGTCCGGGTCCGCCCCGATGGCCTCCCACTCGGAAAAGCCGTTGTCCCGGGCTTCCCGCTGGGCCTGGCCGATCATCTCCCGCCGTTCGATGATGATATAGGGCTGAGACTGTACACGGCGGTCATTGGGGTTCCCGAAATGGACCCGGGTGTTTTCCAGCAGCTCGGTCTTCACCGCGCCCTTGGCCTTCTGCCCCGTGTCCTCCTCCGGGTCCCAGTAGGTATAGATGCAGCCGTCCCCGTCCACCGCCGCGTTCCGGGCAAACTCCCGGATGAGAGGCGGGATGCTGTTCCGCTCCGTGATGGCGTCCAGCTCCTCGTTGACGATCCGGGTGGGCTCCACCAGGTCGTTGGTGCCGGGGGTGGCGGACAGCGGCGTCGCATTGACCTTGATGTTGTCGCTGGTGATGGTGGCCACGATGAAGCAGCACACCCGTTTCAGGATGTTGAATACCGGGGTGGGCAGGCCGTTGGAGACAACGCCCTCCCATTGCTTCCCGATGAAGAAATTCTCGTTGACCCGCACTGTCTCGTTCAGGTCGATGGAGGTGTTGAAGGCAAGGCATTTCAAATACCGCTTCCATACCATTTCATGGGTGGGAAGGGTGCCGTCCTCTCCCGCCTTGTGGGTGTAGAGGCCGCTGGTGTCCGGGACCTGCTTACTCGTCTCCGCCATTGCCGTTCACCGCCTTTCTGGCCTGGGCCATGTCGTAGTTGAGGATGTTGTGCATCCCCTCCAGGACCATCTGCTCCTGTCTGTCCCGGGCTTTCACAGCCTCGGACATTTCCCTCACCTGAGTTTCCAGGGCAGGCACCGCGTCCCGCAGGGCCTTCACGTCCTTGACCACGGCGTCCCGGTCCTCCTGAAGCACGGAGAGCCGGTCATTCTGCCGGGAGATGGTTTCATACAGGCCGTTGATCTCCCGCTGCTGGTCCTTCCGCTTCCCGTCCAGGAACGTAAAGCACCCGAACAGAATGCCGAAAACAACGGCAACTGCAAGATATTCCATGTGCTTCCTCCATTCTTCACGCTTGCTTGTGTTTGCTTCCGGCTTGCTTGGCGTTGCTTGCCGCTTGCTTATAACTTGCTTACCCGGCGCCCAGATAGGAGGCCGTGACCTCGCCGCCGCACATATAGGAGGTGTAGTCCTCGCCGGCCTCATCGTCGTCGTAGTCCAAAATATCCATGAGACTGATCTTCTTCCTTCCGGCCTGGTCCTCTGCCTGGGCGGGGAGGACGCGGGAAATGGCGTAATATCGAACACCGTCCACGGTGTGGGTGACCTCGTGGGGGTCCTTGGCGCAGTCGTCGGGGTTGTTCTCGTCGGCCTGGATGTCCTGGAGGTCTCCGATGACCCCCTTGCAGGTCCGGTCAAAGAACATCATGCCGGGCAGGGTCTCCGGGCTCTTCCCGTCCTTGTCCTTGAAGAGGGCCCGGACGTAGGGATCGTTCAGGGGCTTGGGGGCCAGCGCCTCCTTGATGAGGTTGTGGCCCTGGACCCGGTTGTTGCTGGCCTTGACCAGCCCGATCCCGTTGAGCATGAAGAGCTCCGCCATAGTCTTGCCGGTGTCCTTCTGTCTCGACCACATATCCGGCGGGGCGTAGGTGGCGAAGGGCTCCTGCCCCTCCGGGGTGAGGTCGTGCATCTTGGCCGCCGCCTCCCGGACGATGAGGCCCTTCCGGGTGTATTCCCGGACGCACCAGGACCGCCCGTCCTCGTCTACCGCCCACCAGAAGCAGGCGAACATATCCAGGCCGTAGTCGAAGGAGCAGTACCGCGCCCAGTGCTTGGGTATCTCGAAGGGCTTGCAGGTGTGGAGCCCCACGGAGAATTCCGGGAAGTAGTTGCCCCCGATGGCGTTCCAGTCGCCGTAGCGATAGGCCCGCCGCTTGTCCTCAGGCATATTGGCCAGCATCCGCACGTAGCCGGGGGAGGATTCCATCAGGTGATAGTTGTCCTCCACCGTGGCGAAGATGAAGTTGTAGTCCTCGGGGTTTTCGTTCTCCTCGGGATTGTCCGGGTTCTGCTTGTACTGCTTGTCGATAAACAGCCGCTTCACCCATCGGTGCCCGACGCCCCCGGGGTTGCAGGTGAGGTACATCCGCTTGGGGAATTGGTTGACGCCTCTCAGACAGCCCCCCAGGAAGTTGAAGGACCGTTCCGAGAACTGGGTGGCCTCGTCGATGAAGATCCAGTCGTATTCCAGACCGTTGTACTCGTCCTCGGAGGCGTCGCCACTCCAATGCCCAAACTTGATGGTGGACCCGTTGTGGAAGGTCATGAGGTGGGTGGTGGCGTTGTAGGACGCCAGCTCCCTGGGCACCATCTTCACAACAGGCCGGATGTGGTTCTCCTCCAGCTCCGGGTAGGTCCGGCGCATAATGAGGATTTTGATGCCCGGGTTGGCAATGGCCCCGCCGACGGCTTTAATGCGGACGGCGTGGGTTTTGCCGCCGCCCTTGGCCCCGCCGTAGGCGGTATAGGTGGCCCGGGACTGATAGAAAAGAAGCTGCTTGGGGTTCGCCTCGCCGGCGTCCCACACCACATCCTTCTTCTGGCTTTTCTGGATCGGTTTCCGTTTCGCCGTGAAGCTCACCCCTTTTCACTTTGAATTGGTCCCCCGTCCCGGCCTTGCACCGAACTATGCGCCTTCTGCGCCGGGGGATGAGGGAGGCTTGACGCCTCCCCGCGAAGGGAGATAGATGGAGAAAGAAACTATCCCGCACGTGCCGGAGGGAAAGAAGCCAAACCCCCCGGCATGGCACCGACAAATGGAGTTGAACCATTTCCCGCGGGGTCAAAACCCGCCGTGCTTCCGTTACACAATATCGGCATACAGCAAAACCCCGGAGAGAAGGCCGCCGCGTGTCCGCAGCAGCCCCTTTCCGGGGTCTCGTCTGTTTGGAGGAAAACAGAAATGCGAAAGGAGAGATCTATGCTTCTGCACCTTAAGTATACTATCCGTATTTTCTCATGTCAATACAAATACTATAAGTAATCAAACGGCACAAAAAATAAGCCCTCTACCCGATAAGAATCGTCAGCGTGGTTTCCTTCGGCCACCGCTTCCCTTGATAGGGCATGACCCGGACGGACACGAACAGCCTTTCCCGACACATGATCCGGTTGATCTCCTCCATCACCTCTGCCAGGTCCTTCCTGTCAATATGAAGCCGCGTCATTCCATCCCCTCCCAATGGGCATAGTACGCCCCCTTGTGCCACCCTTTGTTATTTCTGAACGGGTACCTTTTCTCGAAGGGTACCCCCTCTTTTTCCGCCCGGGGTCTTTGTTTAACTTTCTGAAAGATTGGCTGTCTCGTGGTTATCTTTTGAAAACCCTTTGTTTTTCACGAGATTCTAACTTGCCGGTAACTTTCTGCGGTTGATGTTGAAGAAGTGGTTTTCAGGTGGGTCTGAAGCGCGCGTGACTGAGGGGGATGTTTTGGGAAGCGTCTGAAATGTGCGTGGTGAAGTGTTTCCGGATAGGTCTGAAACGTGTATGTAATATTCTTTACGGGAAAATTTTTTCCGCCGCCCGTTTTTCCGGGTGGGGGGATAAGGTCCATCAAAAAATCATCCACCCCGGACCGGCCCCGGACCGGCGGCACAGCACCACCCCACCCCGGGGACCTTATCGCCCCCAGGCCCAGGCCCCCGGACCCTCCAGCCGAAATCCCCTGTCAGAATCCTGTCAGCCGAGCGGAGCACCGTTTGTAATTGACGTTTCCGTAAAGGTATAAGGTTTACTTGAACGCCTCCAGCCCGCCGATCCCGTCAATCTTGATCGTAACGGAGCTGTCGTTCTGCTGCTGTTGGATGTCCTGATACCCGCCGTTCTTCGGCTGCTTCAGCTGGAAGATAACATTACTCGATGTAGTCCTGCTCTTCTCCAGCTCCTTTACCAACCGATCTTCCCGGTAGGCCACCAGCTTTTTTACAGCGTCTTCGGCCTCTCTTTTGTCTCTCTCCTCCCACACCTTCTTCTCCTCATCCGTCTTACACCGATGCTCCCAGGCGCCGCCGTCAGGGTTCCGGCCTTTGGAGAGGTATTCGTATTCGCTGGGCTTCACGCCGAGATAAGACCAAAGGGCGTGATCCGTCGGAGCGAAGCCTTCCGCCTGGGAAAGCTCGATGAAAGCGTTGATATGCTTGACAAAATCGGAGATGTTTGCAATATTCTTTCTTCTCATTCTGCATACCTCCTTCCTTGTTGTAGGTAAAAGAAAAGCGGCCCTGACAATAATGTCTGGCCGCTTTCAAAATAAACAATTTTCGCTGGTATGCTCTGGAGCAGGGCGCCGGCGACGCTTACCGCTTGTCGCCTTGCGCGTTTACTTATCCCGCCCACCAACCTAGCATATTTTTTTGCAAAAGTCAAGTGTTCCTAGTCAAATTTATGCATTATAACGCGTTCATTTAATTATTTAGTAGTATTGCACAGAGTATACTTATACTATTTGTGCATTATTATTGTTGCGGACGCAACATTTTAAGGGTTTTCGGTCTCTTCGGGGCTTCCTTGGGAAATATACGCCTCCATCGCCTCCCGCAGCACGGTATTGACCCGATCACCCCGAGCAGCACACGCGGACTTGAAATCATCCAGGAGCTGACGCCGCACCTTCACCGTCTGATACGCCATGTTATCAGCGTCCCACTTCGCGTTGCTGGCCTTCTTCGCCTCACTGACTGCCATCTATATCCGCTCCTTCCAGCAGAGAAATATATACATATTATATGCGCGAGGGCGGCACGTTGTAAAGTGTACGACCTGCACAAAAACACGTTGTAACTTTTGTGCGTTTCACCGCTAGACAAGGCACGTTGTAACGTGCTACCATAAGGCCAGAACAAACGAGCGGCCCACCGGCCAGCCGAACAGGAGGAAATGAAAATGAAGAAGTTCAGAGTTTACAGCGTGTACCTTGATGACGGACACGACACCATGAAGATCACGGTCCCGGCGGAGTCCAAAGCGGCCGCCAAGAGATTCGTCGAAGGCAACGGCGAGATCGTAGCAATTAAGGATTCCGAGTTGCAGGACATAAACCTCGGCTGTCTGGCTGACACACTGGCAAGAAACGGCTGGGGACAGATGGAGATCGACGTAATCACCCGGACGCTGATGATGGTAGGGCTGGACCGATAAACGGTCCGCCCCGGGTTCTGAGGGGTTCATCCTTAAAAAGCCCCATCCCATAAATCTAAAACACTAGGAGGAAACGAAAATGAAGTGGTTCAACGTCAGCGAGATTCGCACCCTGGACGACCTGAAGAAGGCCTACAGATGCCTTGCCATGAAGCATCACCCCGACGTGGGCGGCAGCACCCAGGCCATGCAGGAGATCAACGCAGAGTATGACAAGCTGTTCTCCCAGCTCAAGACCGGCTACAACGCATGGGCCAGCGCCAACAACCGCCACACAACGGAAGAGCAGCCCGACGACTTCAAGCGGATCATTTCCATCCTTATCAAGCTGGACGGCCTGGACATTGAGCTCTGCGGCTCCTGGCTCTGGATCGGCGGCAACACCCGGAAGCACAAGGAAGCCCTGAAGGCGGCTGGGTGCCAGTGGTGCAGCAAGAAGAAGCTGTGGAGCTGGAAGCCCGCCGGCAAGCGGTATCACTCCTACAGAGGCACCAAGAGCATGGCGGAAATCCGCACCAAGTACGGCAGCCAGACCTTCACCCGCAAGGCGGACGAAATGCGGACCGCCTGATCCACACCGACACAAACCGCTGACCTACCGGCGAGACGGGGAGAAAGGAATAAGCGATATGAAGCCTTTTGCAATTCTGTTTGAGACTGAAGAAGGCAAGACCTTCAAGACCTTCAAGATGGAGACCGATCAATACCTGGAATTCTACTCGATCTGAAACGCAGAGTGACAGCCCTACGGGGCTGGTAATGCGGGACCCGAAAGGGTGCGGTCACAACCCCGCGAAACAAAAGGAGGTAAACACCATGAAGCCCACCAAACACGCGACAACCAATTACAAGCTGCTTCTGCCCCTGCTGACGATCACCGACGCCAGCGAGGACCGGCACCATCGTTTTGAAAGCTCCGGCTATATGCCCCTCTCTCTGGAGTATCTGGAGTACAGCGACTACAAAGGCCGCCCGGTCTATGGGATGATGCACTGGACGACCCAGAACGGCGACCTGATGCGCGACCCTGATATGACCTTCTCCGTCGATGCAGAGGCCGGCACAGTCCATCCCATGACCTACCAGAACGACTTCCTTCACACCTACCAAGAGGTATACAAGACCAACGCCGCCGGCCAGCTTCTCTATTCCGCCCGCCTGAGAACGGAGCTTGACGACTTCCTGTGGCATTGGTTAAAGAACATCCACGAACAAGGCTATTTGAATTGACGGGACGCAGGAGATGACAAGAGAAGAAGGGAACCGGCGGGACGGGCTGCAAACCGTCCACCGGAAGAAGGACCTGGGCGACACATCCCAGGCCCTTCTTTTTGACAGAAAAATGACAGACAATCCCGCACCAGGCCATTCCAGACCATTCCATTTTACGCCACAAAAACAGCAAAACAAAAAACGCCCTACCGCTTGTCCCACAAGGCTTTTCCTTGTCTCACAAGTGATAGGGCGTTTTTGCGTCCGTCAAGATGGTTGGTCAGTCTGCAAAAGTTGTACCTTCACCCATTCCCTTTCATCTCAACCACTTTCCCCTCCCCGACAGAATCCCGACAAAGAAAAGCATTCAACTTCCCCGCGCTTTCCTCCCGTCTCTTATTCCGGATATGGGTATAGACATTCCTGGTCACAGCAATAGAGGAATGCCCCATCACTTCCTTCGCGTCCATCTCCTCGATCCCCGCCTCAAAAAGCAAGGTAGCGTAAGCATGGCGGAACTGATGGGGAGAAACCGAAGGCCGCCGGTTTTTGTTGAGCCACCCATGATCCCGGCAAAAGGCATACCACATGGCGTTATACTCCGACAGCGTAAGGGGCGACACCCCGCCGAAGATGTAGCCCTTGCCCTTCTTCGCCAGCACCGGCCGCAGCTTATCCAGCAGCCACACGCTCCGCTCTCCGGCGCTGGTCTTGGGCGTCTTGAGCCTGGGGGAATCCCCCTCATAATAGACCGACTGTCTGACATGGATCACGCCGGCCTCCAGATCCACGTCATCCCACCGGAGCCCCAGCAGCTCCCCCCGCCGCAGGCCGGTATAGAGGAGGATAAACGCGAACAGCCCGCCGCCGGTCTTCTCCCCCTGATCCACGGCCCGCAGAATGTCGTCAGCGGGCGGCTCCCTCCTGTTGTCTCGGAGCCCTTTGGGAAGGTGTACGGGAGCACAGGGGTTATTCTCGGCCCATCTCTGGATGATGGCATAGTTGTACGCCATGTTCAGGCAATTCAGCCGCATCTGAACGGTGCGCCGCTTAAAGTCCTTTGCCGCCAGCCACCGGAGGAAGGCGTCCACCTCATCGGCCCGGACCTCCCGGATATACTTGCCGGCGAAATACTCCTTGATATCCTTCACCGGCTGATCGTAGGCCCGAATGGAGCTGGGGGAGACCTGCCCCTCATGCCACGCCTGCCAATCGTCCACGCAGGCCGCCAGCGTCCGGCCCTTCTCCTGTCCCTGGACAAAGGCGGCCATTTTCTTTTTGACCTCCGCCTGGGTCTTTCCGTAGAAGTATTTATAGGACTTCATCCCCGGCAGCTTGACCTGCTCCTGCCACCGTCCGTCTTTTCGCTTTAACATCTTGAAAACCTCCTAATAAGTATGCTATATTAGGAGATGTAACCAATGGCTCCAACCGTTTGTTACATCTCCTGCGTCCCGGAGCGTTGCAGCGTTCCGGGGCGCTTTTTATGCTTGTCAAATATTTTATTGTGTGCTATAATACACTTAAGTTGAAGCACCAAGACAAAGGGCCGCTCTTTGTTTAGGTGCTATTTTTATCGAAAGGAGTGTTAATTTCATGCCTGCCAAAAATACCGGAAGAAAAACCGGCGCAATCACCGCTTATGCCGCAAAAAGAAAGGTCAATAACAGACCGACGGCAAAAAACGTCGCAACTCACATTGGACGGGGAACTACCGGCCGGGGCGCAGACAAACTCCCAAGCGCTCTTGGGGAATATTATCTTGCACCGTCGCCCAGCCCTAAAGCGCAATATGCCAAAGCCCTTTACGACATCCACAAAAGTAACATCAGCAAAAAGAAAAAGTATAAATGATTCTACCACCCGGTACAACCAGACCGGGTGGTCTTTTATGTTTGATTGTTTTTGACTACTTAATCAATCCCTGGATCACAACGTCCGCAAGGATCATAACCCTGATCTCTTAATTCTTGACCCGTTCCGGTCCAATACAGTTTGTTTCCTTCATTCATGTCGTCTACACTTGAACAAGTTGGTTCGTGGTATTTCTTTGAGCTTTTGTTCGCAATATAGGTTACGTCAGAGTTTTCATCTGTTTCGAAAATGTGGTCCATCGGCTCCCCGTCCTCAACCACAAAATCATAGTTTTCGGTGCTTTGCTCTGATGTCTCCTGGCCGCTTTGCTCTTCTTCGTTATTTTCTAACTGCGCTTCTGCATGCTGTAAATTTGTATTTGCAACATACAAGGCATAATTGGCTGAGTTGTACGCATTATTTCTATCAATCGCAAAGCCGCTTGCCGCCGCAAGTGCAATACACAGGGCTGTAATGGCCGCAACAAATGGCTTTTTGCTCTTGTCTTTCGCCGGAACCTCAACATAAACCGGCTTCGCAACCTCTTGAACAACTCTAACCGGCGGTTCTTCAACCTGTTTCTGCAAAAGGCTGTTTTCTCGTTCTTTCTGCTCCAGCCGCATCCGCAGCCATGCGCATTGTTCTTTCCAGTATCTTTCGTTGATCCGTCCATCTCCACCGGCATCATATAATTCTTTCAGCAGTCGAGCGTGAAGGCACACTTCATAATCCCGATAATTATAGATTGTTTCCATTGTGTAAGGATTCAATTTCCCACACATTTCAGTAAAAGGATGATCCTCGATCAATTCATTCAATCGACGCTTGTAAAAAGAATCGAAATCTTCAGGCAACGGGATTTTGACTTGATCCTCATCCATACACGCTCGCCTCCTCCATCCACTCCGGATCAAGCACCCCAATCACCAACCCATTACACCAACTATCTTCCGTCAGTGGAATCGAATCGTAAGCGGGGTTTAGAGAAATCAATTCCCCGTTCCCTCGCTTTTTTACATATCCATCCCCATTCACAGAAAACACGCCGATCTGTCCCAACGGAATATCCTCGCAGCCTTCCACCAAAAGAATGTCCCCATCATGATAGACGGGCTCCATGCTATCCCCGCTAACAGCCCCGCAGAAGGACGCCCGCCGGGTTAACTCGTTTTCCTGTACATAGATGGTTTCCATCTCCTCAGGCCCAAGGTAAACACCAGTCCCCGCGCTGAAGCTCTGAAGCGAACGAGAAAGAGGAATCATATTGTTCTTCCTACCAACCCTGGCTCTGCGTATCTCTTTCATACGCTCCATTTCATGTCCCAATACCGTATCAACAATCCTTTTACCGCGGTCATCCAGGCCTCGGTATTTTTTTATGTGCTCCATCTCCGCGGGAGACACAGAATGTGCAATACGTAGAGCCATTTCATCTTGAAAAAGGTAATTAGCGTCAATGTCTAGTGCTTGGATGATTTTTGCAAAAGTAAGCATACTGGGTTCGCTGTTGCCTTTTTCATATCCGTTATATGTAGACTTCCCTACTCCAATCATCGTTGCAAGCTGTTCCTGCGTCAAACCTTTTTCTTTTCTTGCAGTCTTCATCCTGTCCGTGTATGCCATCTCGATTTCACCTCCCGTGATTCGTTTGTGATGATAGAATATCAAGATTCTATGAATCAGTCAAGAAAAAAGTTTGAATTTTTCAAACTTTAAGTATTGACAAGTTCGGGATACTCGACTATAATGAGCTCGAAAGTTCAAGATACACGACTTTCAAGGAGGTGAATGTATGACAATCGCGGAATGCAATACCCCAGCATCAGAAAACATTATTCGCATCATCAAGGATAAAGGCGTCAAACAAAAATTTGTCGCTGACCGTACCGGCTATACGGAAGCGCAGTTTAGCGCGATGATAACCGGCCGCAAGCTTATTAAATCCTGCGACATAATCGCCATCGCCAACGCCCTTGGTGTCACCCCGAACGAGCTGTTTAGAAGGGAGGAGCCATCTTGATTGAGTTTGTTTTTGACCGTGCTGATCTGACGAACGACAAAGAATACATAACTCTTCTTCGGGAGTTCATGACGGCGCGCAGCAACCTTCTCACCTACCTGGAGGATAAAACCAAAATCAGATTGATGCCCATATCAACCGAGAAAAAAACCGAGGAGTGAGATTCACTCCCCGGAATGACGCTGAATGACAGATTCAATTGCTTTTACAATTGCGTTGCAAACCTTACTCGCTTCCACATCGCTTGCACTGAATTCAGTAACAAACTGATATGCGATCTGTTCCTTCAACTCATTTAACAGTTCCAATGTTTTATCCATACAGGCACCGCCTTTTCTTGGTTTGTAAAGATATTATACTCTATCGGCCAAGAAAAAACAACCCGCCCCACCAACCTAACCCCTCCGGTTCCGATCCGTACACGGGCGGCAAGAGGAAACACCAGTATGACCGGAAGGAAGTGCCTGCATGAGACGTGATCTTGTGATTTGTTTCATACTAGGGTTTTTAACCACTCTAGCAATTCGGGTATGTATTGCGCTAATAATGTAGCAGTCACCCCGCTAAGAACGCCGAGAAAGTAGCTCCAAATCCTTTCCTTCCAAACCCGTCTTTTGTGTTCGTTCTCGTCTGCCTCGCGCTTTCCCCTGGCGGCAGCCTCTTCGGCCTCTTTCCGTTCAAATGCCGCAACTTTCGCCGCCGCAGGACTTTTCGGACGCTGTAAAGGCATAGCAGCACCCCCCAAAAAAGATAATCACATTATACCACACCAACACAACCCATGGCTCCGACCCGTACACGGGCGGCAAAAAGAAAATGCCCGCAGCAACCGTGCGGACATTCTCTCCCGAGGCATTGACCCGGCAAAGGTTCAGTTTTCCAGCGGGTATGGCTGCTCGCCTTCCAGCGGGCCCTGTTGGTTGCGGCCCTGCCCTGAGCCTTTCGCCCTCACTCACGAGCCCCGGTCCCGTGCATCAGCGCATCGGGCCTTCCCGGTTGGTTTACCGGCCGCCGGGGACGGAAAGCGGAAAGCCACCAGCGATGAGCGCGGTCACAATAACGGACGTTGCTTCGATGGCAACCACCCCCTTCCTGTCTGATGTATTTTGCCGTCCGTATACGGACCGGAACCACCGTACCACAAACACCCCGCGCAAGTCTATTGACAGACGAACCAAAAGGAGCCCACCCATGACCGACTACCTCATCACCATCCAGCAGGACCTTGCCTTCCACCAGGCCCGTCTTGCCCAGGCCGACCCCGAGGCTGTCCCGGTGATCCGCCAATCCATCGAGGCAATCGAGAAAGACCTTGCCCGGTGCATGGAAATCTGGGAACGAGCTGAAAAGGCCGCGAACAAGTAAGACCCACCCACCCCCAACCGCCCTTCCCGGGCGCCCCTTCCGGTTACAGTTTTGGTTTCAGTTCCGTATTCAGATTCAGTAGGTGACCAGTGGTCACCACTGGTCACCAGTTGTAACCACATCCATAGACACGTCCTTTCCTTCATGACAAAATCCTCCTATTTTTGTTCTGATACTCCTTTGTTCGGCTGGGTGCACAACGGGAGGGACGCCCCGGAAAGGCGGCTGGGGAACGACACAACGAAAGGAGCTGATACCATGCCCCGCGAGAAAGAAGGCTACCGGGACCAACTGGAGTATCTGTTGGACTACTTTGGCCCCGTGGGGCTCCTGACCAAGCACCAGGTGGCCGAGTACCTGGGCCGGTCTGACCGCTACGTCAAGGACCGTCTGGGCGTAGGCCGGGAGGGCGTGACCCTTCCCATCCTGGCCCGGCGTCTGCTGGCGCTCTGTGATGAATGAGTGGCAGATGTCCAACCGGGATTTCCTGTCCCGCGAGTTTGCCCGGAGCATGGGCAAGGCAAGCCGCGCTGCAACGCGGCACGACGTAAACCACAAAGAAGCCATGCGCCTGTATAAACGGGGCCTGAGCGATCTGAATATCGCCAACGTCCTGGGCGTGAGTAAAGGAGATGTATTCAAATGGAGAAAACAATGTGGACTTATCAGCAATTCGATCCGATTACGGGAACAGCCTACCCGGTCCCAGAGGACAAGGAAGCCTACACCGTCCCCGGAAGAGAAGTGACCGTTCTGGGCGTTCCCGATGGGTACGAAAAACCGATCCTTGCCATGTTCGCCGCCCGCGACGCCCGCCGCGCCCGCTGCCGCATCGTGGCGTTTCAGTGAAAGGAGAACACAATGAACGAACCCAACCCCGCCTACAACTTCGGCGATATCCGGGTGACCATCACCCCCGACCATGTGAAGGACTACTTCATGGAGACCCCGGCGGCCGTCTCCGCCCTTCTGGACCACCTGATCGTCACCTCACCCTACACCCTGTCCGTCTTCCTGGACGAGCACCGGGACGACTTCGAGGACTTTGTCCTCTCCAGAGTAGGAGGGGCGTAATGGGCATCCCGGTTATCATCTACGGCAAATCCGGCTCCGGCAAGTCCCGCAGCCTGAAAGCCTTTTCCCCCGAGGAGATCACCCTCATCAACGTCCTGGGCAAGCCCCTCCCGTTCAAGGGAGCCTTCCGGTACACCATCAACTCCGACAACTACAACGACGTCTTCAAGGCCCTGAAGGCCCTCCCCACCAACGCCGCCGTCATTGATGACGCGACCTATCTCATGACAAATATGTTCATGAGAGGCCACGCAATGCCGCAGTCTGGAGGGAGCGTATTCAGCCTCTATAACGACATTGGGGACTTCTTCTGGTCCCTGATCCGCTCCATCCAGCAGGACCTTCCCGCCGACGCCGTGGTCTATCTCATGATGCACGAGGAGCCATCCGGCGACCTGGGCGACGTCAAGCTCAAGACCATCGGCAAGCTGCTGGACGAAAAGGTCTGTATCGAGGGCCTGGTCACCGTGGCCCTCCACTGTGTTTACGCCGGCGAGAAGCACGTCTTCAAGACCCACACCAACGGCCGGGACGTATCCAAGAGCCCCGAAGGGATGTTCCCTTCCGACGAGATACCCAACGACCTGAAGGCGGTGGACGCCGCCATCCGGGACTACTGGTCCCTGCCCCCGCTGGGCAAGCGCACCAAACAGGAACCCAAGGAAACCAAGGAAAAACCCAACACCAAGGAGGAAACCAGGAAATGAGAAACCTGAACCTGCAAAACGTCACCGCCAAGACCGGCGGAGACTTCCCCCCCGTGGAGCCCGGCGGCTACATCTGCCGGATCATCAACGTCACCGACGTTCCCGAGAAGGAATACCTCATGATCGACCTGGACGTTGCCGCCGGGGAATACAAGGACTACTACAAGGACCTGGCCGCCCGGGCCGGCTTCTGGGGCTGCACCCAGTATTGGTCCTACAAAGAAGCCAACCTTCCCTATTTCAAGGGCAACATCACCGCCGTGGAGGAATCCAACACCGGCTATCGCTTCTCCGACCAGAACGAGCAGGACCTTCGGGGCAAGCTCATCGGCGCCGTCTTCGGGGAGGAGGAGTACAAGACCAAAGCCGGGGAGATCAAGTGCAACGTGAAGCCCCGGTTCGTCTGTTCAGCCCAGCGGATCATGGACCACGACTACAGCATCCCCAAGCGCAAGGTCTACGACCCCTCCAAGGACAAGCGGAACCGCTCCGCCGGCGCCCGGGCCGACTACCTCAACCCCGTTGTGAATGAAGTCTCCGCCGTTGCGGACGAGCTGGACACCTGGGCCAAGGGTCGGAAGCTCCCCTGGGATTGAGGAGGGATCGTGAATGGCCCGCACACAGTTTACCTTTTACGAGAGCTGGTATAAGGCGGTGAGCCAGCTCAGGAAGAAGAGCGACCAGGCGGAGACCATGGACGCCATCTGCAAATACGCCCTGTACGCGGAGGAGCCGGATATCTCCGGCCCTCCTGCGGCGATCTTTGAGAGCATCCGCCCCGCCCTGAACACCGCCCGGAAGAAATCCGAAAACGGGAAGAAGGGCGGAAGCAAAGGGAAAGCAAAAGAAAGCAAACCGGAGGAAGAAGAAAGCAAAGACGAAACTAGAAATAGTACTAGTACTAGAAATAGTAATAGAACTATATGTTATTCTCCTGAAACTTCCTCTTCGAGGAAGTTTGCCCCTCCTTCCGTGGACGAGGTGGCGGCTTACGTCCGGGAAAAGGGCTATCACATCGACCCGGAGACCTTCGTGGCCTTCTACCAGTCCAAGGGCTGGAAGGTCGGTTCCCAGCCCATGAAGGACTGGAAGGCCGCCGTCACCACCTGGGAGAAGAAAGACAAGGCCGCCGCTTCCCAGCCCGAAAGCGAAGCCAGGGAGCGCCGGGAGGAATGGGAAAAGCGATTCTACGGAGGGAGTGAGTGAGCGTGTATACTGCAGGGATCGAGGCAGCCACCAGCATTCTGGGCTCCATCCTCATTGACGCCTCCTGTCTCTCCTCCGTCCGGGACGAGATCACCCCGGAGATGTTCCCCCTCCCGGCCCAGGCCGCCATCTACACCGCCGCCTGCGCCCTCCAGGACGAGGGCCAGCCCGTGGACCCGGTGACCATCGGGGCCCGGGTGAAGGAGACCGGCGGGGAGTGGTCCAATGCCTACGCCATGCAGCTTATGGAGGTGACCCCCACCTCTGCCAACGTCCTGGAGTATTGCCGTCTGCTCCGCCGGGAGGCCATGTCCCGGACCCTGGAGGAGAACGCCCGCCGGGCGTCGGAAGAGCTCACCGCCGGCCAGGACCCCTTCGCCGTGGCCCAGGAGCTCACCGCCGCCATCGAGGACGTGTCCAAGATGGAAAACACCTCCGGCGTGGTCACCGGCTCCGACGCCATGGTGGAGCTCTTCGACGCCATGACGGCGGCGGAGGAGGCCGCCCCCTATCTCAGGACGGGCTACCGTGCCCTGGACCGCATTTTGGGCGGCGGGCTGATCAACGGATGCCTGTACATCCTGGCGGCCCGTCCGGGGCAGGGAAAGACCACCTTGGGGGCCGCCATTGCGGAGCACGTCGCCGCCGGGGGGAAGACGGTGCTCTTTGTCTCCCTGGAGATGACCCGTCAGCAGTTGGCCGCCCGCCGGGTGGCCGCTTATGTGGGCACCGTGACCGCCACCCAGGTCCTCACCGGGGACTGTCACGGGGAGGACCTGGACAAGGTGACCGCCGCCATCACCACCCTGTCCAAGCGCAAGATTTTATTCAACCGCCGGGGCCGGGTGAATGTCCGGGAGATACAGTTTCTTGCCCAGAAGAACAAGGTGGATTTGGTGGTCATTGACTACCTGGGCCTCATCCAGCACGGCGACGGAAAGAGCCTGTACGAGAAGGTCACAGAGACCTCGAACCGTTTGAAGCAAATGACCATCCTCCTGAATCTTCCGGTGCTGTGCCTGGCCCAGCTCAACCGGGAGGTGGAGGGCCGGGGAAACAAGCCCCCCCGCCTGTCCGATCTCAGGGATTCCGGGGCCATCGAGCAGGACGCCGACGCGGTTTTGTTTCTCCACCGGCTGGACGATCCGGACCGGGAGGAAACCAGCCTGACCCCGCTGGACCTCATCGTGGAGAAGAACCGGTACGGCCCCCGGGGCACCGTGGCCCTGGGCTGGTCCCTGAACAACGGACGGATCGTGGAAGGGGGCGGGCGCTGATGTACTGGATTCCCCACACCGCCACGCCGCCCCTGAACAAGCAGGATGTATTGGTCTGGAACTACCGAAGGCCGGCGGAATACACCGTGGCGAAATACTATGACATGGGTGCTGAGATGGACGACGGACAAACGGCTTATCTCAGCGGTTTTTACACCAAAAACAAGGGAGGCCGCCGCGCCCTGATCCGCTCCGGCGTCAGCTATTTTCTCCCCCTGGAGGTGCCAAAACCCGCAGAGGAGACCAAGGCCAAGCTGTACCGCCGGGGCTACCGCGCGGCCCTCCTGCGGACCATGGCGATCCTGGAGGACATGAGCCGCACCGCCATAGCCGGCGAAGCCTGGGCCATTAAGACCCTCCACACCCGCCTCCAGGCCGAAGCAAAGGAAGTCATGAGCAAAGGCTATATAACCATGGACCTGCCGGACCAAAAGGAAGAAGGCGGCGAGGAAGTGAGGGGGATGGGATGATTCTGGTAATCCACATCGACAATCCCGGTGACATCATCGGGATCAAGGAGCTCATCGCATCCCGCCTGGAGGACCTGGGCGGGGTGCGGGTGGTGGAGGTCAGGGAGGAGCTGACAAAGCAGACGAGCCTTTGGAAGGAGGACAAACCATGAGCGTTATTGTGATGGGGATGCAGATGCCTAAAAGGTGTTTTGAGTGTCCAATTATTGACGCAACAGATGGCTTTTGGTGTTCTGCCGCAGATAAGGATTTGCGACAAGAACATGGTATCAATCTATCTAAGCCTGACTGGTGCCCCCTCCGCCCACTGCCTGAGAAGCATGGGAGGTTGATTGATGCGGATGCCTTTATAGGAACAATACGACCTATTGTAGAAGAAGATGATTATGCTGGCTGCACTTTTAGAACCGTAAAAGAGCTTATGACTGAGCATATAGATGAAGCGCAAACCATCGTGGAAGCGGATGGAGAATAAGATGATAATAAAACGAAAAATTGAAGAAGAAATAAAGGTATATTATACAATGATTGAACTACTAAAAGGAAAGGTTCGCCCAGTCCGAAGCTATTTTGAGCGACACGGATGGAAAGAATGTGGTGGTTATTCTGGTGAAGTCTGTGTTGATGGAAAAGAATATGCAGGTCATACTAAATATGTAAAAAGGTTTCGGAGCGAAGATGAACGGGAAAATGAGATGGAAGATATTTATACATTCATTTCGTTAATGGAATAGAGGTGAAACAATGAACCGAGAAATTTTGTTCAGAGGAAAGCGGATTGATAACGGTTGGTGGATGGAAGGATACTGCAGCAAATATTTTGATGGATTTAAAACTGCAACGTGCATTGCACAGCCGACCAGAGAGACGATTACAGGAAGTTTGTGCTATGAAGTTGACCCTTCCACTGTAGGCCAATACACCGGCCTGACCGACAAGAACGGAAAAAGGATTTTTGATGGAGATTTGATAACGATCCCCGGTAGCAAACGTCAGGGATTGCCCGCTCCTGTGAAGTGGTCAAATTTCGATGCGCGTTTCGAGGTATGCAGGAGAGGGTTTAATCCAATTTGCTTAGATGGTGACGAGGGAATTTATGAGGTCATCGGAAACATCCACGACAACTATGAATTTTTGGAGGGAGAATGAGATGACTAAATTGAAACCGTGCCCGTTTAGAGTGCACGGAGAGAGGACGGCAAGTCGGACTGTTGCAGGGGAGTTTTACTACAACGAAACATTTATGCCCTGCATGGGAGAAGGTTGCCCCGCTTTCCGTTCAGACAATAACACCTGTACTAACTATGGTGCGAATTACGACCTTAACAGGAGGGCAGGAGAAGATGGCTGAATACATCGAAAAGCAGGCGGCGATTAAGGCCGTTCATGCTGAGTTCGACGAATGCCTTGTATGGGATGAAAGCGGGCAATATACTGCAAACGAAGTGGAAAATGTCCTTGAAGCAATCCCACCCGCCGACGTTCGGCCTGTGGTGAGGGGGCAGTGGATTGAAGATGAAAGCGGAATCGTTATATGTTCCAACTGCGGTGAAGAACACGAGTGGGATAACTATCGCGCCAACTTCTGCGACACATGCGGTGCCGACATGAGGGGTGGTGATGCCGATGGCGAAGAGAAAGATTGACCTCATGCACCAGCTGTTCGGAAAAACCGAACAACTATGCAAGGACTGTGACCACTTTCTCCGGGAGAGATACCGTGATAAGACGTACCGCAAGTGCGAAGTCTACGGCGTGACGAACAGTGAGGCATCCGATTGGAACGTATCCTATCAGGCTTGTGGGTTGTTTAACAAGACGTACCCGTATAAAGGAAAACTATTGCGTTACTCCTAAATCACGGAATCATCAGGGAGAAGCCGGATGAGAGAAGTTAAGTTTACAAAGGCAGCTCCGGGGGCCTGTCCTTCATACGGTGAATATTACATCCAAGACAGGCCCTACGGGAGAGATATCCATGGAAACGAGTGCTATCAATATGCGTTATACCGAAAGAGGCGTTTCGAGACTTTGCGGAGATTTCGTACTCGGAAGCAAGCATATCAATACCTAAGCAACCGCACTGGCACCTCCCGCTGGGATATACAGTACGGCAGTTACAGCATTATCGTGAACGACCGGGATTATCTCGGTATCTTGCATGGGAGCGTAATGTATCGGCTAAACAAGAGGTCACGGGAGATACAAACTCGACCTGCAGAAGATGAGAGGGTTACCGTGTGGTATGACAAACTTAACGAATGCATCGCGGAAGCAAAGCAGATAATCACAGAAATGGAGGATGAACAATTGGAAGGACAACTTGATTTGTTAGGAGGTGATGCCGAATGACAGGAGACCAACTAACTACCTACACACCGCCAATGCCACAAAGCCCCGGTGACGGGGCGGAAGGAGGAAATAATAAATGAGAAAAATCTTGATGTTAGTGATGATTGCCGCCATGGCGGTGACGATGTGCGCCTGCAGAGAAGCCTCTAAGGTTAGCTATAACCTCTCCAAAGAGGCCGACAACTTTAACATAGTGCGGCGACTCACCGTCTTCGACACCAGGACTGACACGGTGATGTTTCAGATGACCGGAACCTTTTCCATCAAGACGGACGTCGATGACGGGCAACTGGAGGTCACCTGTGAGCTGCCGGATGGTACGTTTGCAAAACACTTCTGCTATCTCAGCAGGGATACCACCTATGTGGTAGAGGACCTGTCCGGGACGGACGTGAGTAAGTATTCCTATGAATTAAACTTCCTGCCGGAGATGATTCCCGGCGTAAAAATCACGTCCAATGATTAAGGAGAAGAATGATGAAAGACTTATCCAAACTGAGCCTTGAAGAAACGAAAGACAAGGCATACATCAAGAGGCTGGAAAAAGAGAACCAAATGTTGAAGGAAGCCTTCGATATGTACGGCGGCGATGTGGGTATCACTGCCGTTTACGTGGAGAGGAATCGGCTGAAAGAAGAAAACCGCGCACTCCGCACGGAGCTGACCACCAATCGCAGACCGGATACCAAGGCTAACGACCAGCAGGCCAAAGCCGACGCTGGCAAACCAAGGCTGACGTTGGTGCCGCCCAGGATCATTTGGGTCATTGCGGCGGTGAGAGAGTACGGGACAGCCAAATACAAGGACCCGGAAAACTGGTGGAAGGTTTCGCCTCAGAGATACCGGGACGCCGCCTTCCGGCACTTCATGAGGTATCTTGCAACGCCCCACGGTGTGGACGAGGAAAGCGGGTTGCCTCACCTGTGGCACCTGGCCTGCAACGTGGCGTTTCTGTGTGAATTGGAGGACGAGCCATGGCAAAACCGGTAAACCCCATGCTGGCCGGCATCGAGGCCAGGCACCAGCGGGACATTGCCCGCCAGCGCTCCTTCACCCTCCAACAGTGCTGCGACATGATGCTCATTGCCGCCAACGCCGCCTTCGGCTTCGGTCCGGACCGCCTCTCCAAGCTACAGGAAACCTACGAAGCGGTGTTCCTGGAATATGCGGAAATGGCCGTCTCTGACGGGGCGGACGACCCGGAGATCGTTTACACCCGGGCCAAGGTGGACCAAAAGCTGGAGCAGATATTGGGGGACCGGTTCGTCCCTTGGGAGGCGCGGTATGGAGCATAAGAGCAATCTCGGCAAAGCCCTGGTCCTTCTCCATGTCCTGGTGGACGAAACCAGAGAGGACGCGCCGATGACAAAGCGCCAGCTTTTGCGGCGCTGTGAGGACAAGGGGGGCTTCTACCTCCACCCGAAAACCTTTGACAGGTACATCCGGGATATGGCACAGGGCGGGATCGTCATCCGCCGGCGGGTGGATATTGGCAAGGAACGCAACGCCCAACTGTTCTGGTACGCGGATGGATGGATTTAAGGAGGAACTATGAACATACTGGCAATCGACCCCGGCAACGTCCTTTCCGGCTGGTGCATCCTGGACGACAACACCCTGAAACCCCTGAACTTCGACAAGAGCCTGAACCAGGACCTTCTGGCTATCCTGAGCAATCAGGACAGCATGACGCCCCCCGACGCCGTGGTCATTGAGCGGGTGGCCTCTTACGGGATGGCAGTAGGGAAGGAGGTCTTCCAGACCTGTGAATGGATCGGGCGCTTTACCCAGCGGGCCCAGGACCTTGGCCTTCCGGTGGGCTACGTCTACCGCCGGGAAGAGAAGGTCCACATCTGCGGCGACAGCAGGGCGAAGGACAGCAACATCCGCCAGGCCCTCATTGACAGGTTCGCCCAGCACGACCTGAAAAACGGCAAGGGCACAAAAAAGGACCCGGACTGGTTCTACGGCTTCCGGGCCGATATCTGGATGGCCTACGCCGTGGGTCTCACCTACATAGAGCAGGACCGCCCCCACTGAGGGGACGGTCCTGCTTTTGTTGGTGTCAGATGGCCCATTCCTTCCCATAAACATAGTAATACGCTTCCTCAAAAGATTTGTTGAAGGCCTTGCTTCCACGTTTGTTGTTCGTGTCCTTGAACGCAGAGGGCCATTCGTTCCTGGGAATACCAGATTGTTCGCAGGCTTTGAAGAATCCGTGATAGGACTGCTCGTTTGCAGCTACAGCCGACCTGAATGCGTCTATGTCCTCCTGAGGTGCGTCTCCCCAAATGGCGTTCGTCTCCTTCTTCTTCGTCTCCTCTTTCCCTTGTTTCTTCATGAAGGAATCGAAGGTTCTGTTGACGCCATTCTCCTTCCAGGCATTGTCTCCTCTGGCGGCCTGGATGCCGTCGAAGGCGGCCTTCTGCTGTTCGTAAGTGCCGCCCATGTTGAGGATCGCATCGTAAGCCTCCGCCTGGTTCATGCTGGCGAGGTTGCCTCCGCAGGCATCCATGAGGGAGGTCTGCATCTCGTTGGGCAGGGCGGAAATATACTTGTCGATATTTGCCTGAATCCTGGCCTTTTCATCCGCTTCGGCCTTGTACTCGTCATAGGTTTTACTTGTGCCGTTGTATATATCGAACAGAGCTTTCTGCTCGTTCTCAGACAGTCCGTTGGTTTTGGTCATGTCCTGGATACCGTCCCAGGCCTCTTCCGTCTTGACGGTGCCGTTGCCGTCTGCGTCGTACTTGGTATCCATCGTCAGACTGGCCCGCAGCAGAGCGGACACTTCAACGCTGTGCTCCGCTGCGGCGCTGTCCAGCTTTGCGATCCACTCTGGGACCTTGTCCGGATTCTCGCCGGCTGCCTGTTTGCCCTTCACCGTTGCATACTTCTCTAGTTTGCTCAAGTAATCTGCCTTGTCTGCGTCAGCTAGTTCCTTGTACTCATCGGAGTTGATAGCCTGCGTATAGAGGTCCTTCATGGTCTGGCCCTTCACGCTCTGGAGAAGGTTGAATTGCTCCATGCTCATAGGCTCGCCGTTGATTTTCGTGCTGGTTTTCTCAATGGTCGGGAATACATTAAAATCGTTGTCATAGAGCCGTTGCAACTCTGCCTCTACTTCGCCGCCCTGTTCTTTCTTGATATAACCGGGGCTGATGAAGTTGGAGAAAATGCGGAGGGCCGGATTTCCGGTCATTTCCGGTTCGCCCCATGCGTTCAGATATTCCCGCTGGTGATACTCGCCAGGCAGCTTGTTGAAGGTCTTGCCAAGCAGGTATTGTATCTCGCTGGGAACCGCCGAATCCCGGTCTATCCAGGTGCTGTATCGCCGGTCCTCAAAGCTTCGCTCGATCTGCCCGCCGATGGTGGGAACAAATTGGGTCAGGTACCCTGTGGCAAGCGTGCTGATGACTGACATGAATTTATTGTCTGCATAGCTCAGATTGTCCAGAAGGTCGTTGACCCCTTGCAGCATGGACATTTCCAACATGGGATCAGAAATTCGCCGCAGGAAATTCCAAACGACATCTTTCCCTTTTTCTCCTACCCGAATGTCTTGTATCCCTTTTTGCAGCTCCACCCCCATAAAGAAGGGAATTGCTTCGGGTGCCAGCCAATCCAATGTGACGTTGTATCCCCCGGGAAGATTGAGGGCATAACTCTGTTTCCCTAAAAGCTGGTTAAACCTGTTCTGAGTGTCGTCCTCATCGTCGCCGGGAGTGACGATCCCCACCAGGCCCAAAACAGCGCCAAGACCCGCCAAGGCCGTTCCGGTCAGGCCGGAGGCCAGTTCGTCGATGCCCTGGGCCGCTGTCATTTCTCCCTTCCTGACCTTGATGCCCATATCTGCAATGCCTTTGATCAAGCCGATAGGAGAGTATTCGATCCCGCGTACCAGGACATTTGCCGGGGTCTTTTTGAAGGGAAGAAGGCCCTCTGTCAGGTAATGAACTCCTTTTTCAAAGGTTGTTTGGGGCGTTCCACCAAGCTTCTTCATGATAAACTGAGAGAACTGGTTCAGGTCCCGGTAAGTGGCCTTCTGCGCTTCTTCGATTGCGATGGCCTGAATCGCCTCTCTCGTCTGCGGAGAAAAGGCCGGGTCGGTGTATTCCTCTGCCGTGATTCCTCTGGCTTTCAGGACCCCCGCCAGACTGTCGGCATAAGTCCGCTTGGCAAAGAACACGTCGCCCTTCTCTAAGCCTGCGTTGGTCAGTTTCCGCCAGCCCTCAAATGGTTTGAATCGGAATATGGTTCGGTACTGGTCAATGTCGGAAAACGTATCGTTGTACTTCCCGTTCCCCATAATGATTGATTCAACAGAATCATATTCCGCCAACCCGGCGTCATATCTTGCCTTGTCCGCCCTGGAAAGCCCTTTGAATTGCAGGCTTTTCGTCCGCTCTGACGGGTCAAGCCCCATCATCCGTTCCAGACCTGCGCCGATCATGTTCTTGGCGATTCGCACCGGTTGGAAGCCCAGGTTGCCAACGATATTTCGTATCTGTGTTCTGGGATTGCCCAACATTGCCATGTACCGCCAGGCGTCCAGCTTGTCCCCCAACGTGTTGGGAATTTGCTGAGCAATGGCTTTCTTGATTTCTGTCTCTATGGCAAGCTGTTCTTCCTCGGTCTGGGCCTCCATATACGCTTTGCCCAGGTCCTCCGGGATGGTGATCCCGTCCCAATGCTCTGCGTCCAGCTTCTTATTCTGACGGATTTTATTTTCCAGCTTTTCCAGAGAAGACGCCAGGGAATAGAGCTTTCCGGTGGGTCCCAGCTTGTTGATGATATTGACGGCCTGTAAGACTTGACCGGCGGTTTTCCCGTACTCGATCATCTCGATTGCCAGGTCCATAGCCTCCACGATATGCCCAGAATTTGCGGCGTTGTTATACAGGACGATGCCCATAGTGGTCAGGTCCTTGCTCATCTTCCCGGCGTGAATGTCAGAGAGCCAGCTTTCCTTTGCACGCTGATACCCCTGTTCGTTGATGATCCGTTCCGCCTCTGCTGTCGCCGCGCTGTCCGTATACGGAATGCGGGACAGTTGCCCGTTCCGTGCCATCTCTGCCAACCCCCGGCTGATTTGATCCGGGGTCATACCGGCGTTGATAAGGGTGGAGGCGGTTTTACTGGTCAACTGCCCGAAGGGGTCCCGAACAGGGATGTCAACGGGGGCTCGTCCCCAATTCTCAGCTTCGGCTTCAACAGCCCGGTCGTTGATGGGGTGGAATTGGTCGGTGCCAAGCTGCCAGTCAGAGAGGGGATCAAACCCTCCCGGCGCAGCCCCCACGCTCCACTTCTCCCGAATCGCCCTCTCTTCCTCCAGCATCCGGGCAAGCTGCTCGTTGAAGAACTCCTGGTTGAAGCCGTCCGTCTCCGCTTCCTCCATAAGGATTTCCATGCGCTCCTGGAGGTCGGCCAGCTCCTCTTCCTCAGACTGGAAAGAAGATTCTGTGGTTTCCGCAAAATTCCCGTTGCTATTTTGATCCTGCTGTGGTATACTTGTTTCAGAATCGGAAGTTACTACGGTGCCTGACCCTTGGGTACGCCCGTCTGATGTAGCTTCCGGTTCTTTTTTTTCGCCATAAATTAGATCGCCGTTCTGGTCAACGACTTCATGTAAATAGTATTTGTTGCCTCGGCCTTTATACTCATTAACAATTACGCCAATTATGCGCGGAGAACCCTTATACATTACTGGTCCGGCAAAGACATAAGAATCATACCCGCGTCCTTTCCAGTTAGGTTCAAAACCAATCTGATCTCCTTTGGAAATTACCTCTGGCACGCCTGCCATTAGTTCTATCTTTGCGTCACTTACTCCGTGGCCGATAAAACTGCTCTTTATTTTGTTTTTAGAAAACAAGACGTCGCCAAACCCAGGGCGCAACACGGACATGCCTATTCGGTTCAAGAAAGAAAACACTCGCTCAGTAGCTCGTCCTTCTTTTGGAATTTCAGTTCCGTCCAAAACAGCAACAGGCTCCATGTTGTTCAAATCTTCGAGATTGTTTTGCAGATGTTCGACCAAAGCATCGAAATCGGTCCCCTTAGGATGGTGCGGCCTCTCGGGCTGTACTGCTTCCTCCGCCTCCGGCGGAGTATTTTTTAAGTTTTGACCGGTGGCAAGTGATCTACCCGATACGATTTGGATTTGATCGTCATTAAATGCAATATACACCCGATGCCTGGTATTATCCTTTTTATTGAATCTTCCTCCGCCGATATGGGTAATCCCGTCATAACCCAAATTGAATTGTAAAAAGTCACTGGCTGCCTCTTCACCTTGGAATTTATAATAACCTAGGTCGGCCAGATTCTCTTTCAGGGCTCGGAAACAGTCCTCGTTTGTTGGCTGTCCCTTCAGCTCTAGCAAATACGAGACGTCAAGGTCTTCGTTCTCTCGGAATGCTCCGATCCACTCCTCCATGTTGGCCGGAGCATCCATGTCAATGGGGTTACGAATGGAGAGATATGCGGAATAGACACCCGGTTTCTGGCCCTTTCCTTTTTTTGTGTAGCTTTCAGCCACAGTCGGATCATCGGTAAAGTAGGAACCGTAGCCGAACAGCCCAAAACTGGAGCTGTATGGGTCAAAACGATCAAATCCATATTTGCTTGTGCCATGATACATAAGTTTCGGAGACCCGTCTGCCTGCACAACCCGGCTTCCATCAAACCATTTCTTAAATTCTTCCGATTCCTGATTCTGCCCCGCTTCCCACTCAGCCCGCAGCTCCTCTTCCGTCACCTCGCCCAGCTCCAGAGACAGCGCATTGTCCCGGAGAACCTGTTCAAAGGACCCCCGGGCCACGCCTCCGGCGATCCCTTCCTTGGTGCGGATGTAATCCTGATTCGCCCCGATCCGGGCGTCCGGATTCCCGCCAGCCTCCACCGGGGTATACCCGTTGGACAGCATATCGTCCAACGCCAGCTCCACCAGCTTGGCCGCCTTCACGTTCTCCTGGCCGTGGTCGCTGATGAGGGCGTCGCAGGCCTTGAGGATGTCTGTAGAGGACAGCCCCAGGTCGTGGAGCTTCCGCAGGGGCTCATTCCTCGCCATGAGAGTACCGGTCTTCCGCCCCAGAGCCCGGTCCTTGTTGGACCCCCGCACCGTCTGACGGCTGGCAAGGGAGGCCTCCACCTCTGTCTTGAGGGCCTGGGCCGCCTCCTGATAGAAGGGCTTGATCTCCGGGTGGTCCCACTGGAACGCCTTCACCTTCCGGTCCCCCAGCGCCCCGGCGTCCCGGTTGTCGATGTGGTTCTCCGGCTGACCGTACTGCCGAGACGTCGCACGGGCCGTTTCCTGGCCCTCTGCGGGCGTTTCCGTCCGGGTGGTCTCGGCTGCCTGCTCAGCACCGGGAACCGTCTGGGGCCGTCCTGCGGTCTCCTGCGGGGCCTCCTGCGCCGCGTTCTCCCTGCCTCCCCTTGCCAAGGGGAGGGGGACCGGCGAAGCCGGTGGAAGGGTGGAAACGTCGCTGTCCCGCACCGCCTGAGCCTCCGGGCGCTCCTGTTCCGCTCTCTGCGCTTCTTCCGCCTGCCGCTGTGCCTGCTGTGCCTTCTCCTGCTCCACCTGGGTCCGCTGTGCCTTCTGCATTTCCAACCCCACAAGCTGTTGCCGGAGTTGTTCCCCCTGGGCCTGGTGCTGGGCCAGCTCGTTCAAAAGATGCTTGTGCCAGGTGGGGTCCTGCTCGGTGAAGGTCATGCGATCAAGCAATTCGGTTGCCCGGTTCTTCCATGCCTCGATCTGATCCTGGATGGCGGCTTCCCGCTGGGCCAGCTCGTCCACCGTGGGGGTCACCCGGTCCATGGCGGCGGTGGTTCTGTCCGCCTGTTCGGTCTGCCCTCCGGTCCGTCCGCTTCTCCTCGCGCCGATCATCCCGGCCCCGGCTCCCATGCCGATGGAGGTCAGGGCGGAGATAGCCGCCGTGTCGAGAAGGTCCCGGGCGGTCAGGGAGGCGTTGGGGTCCTTGAAAGCCCGGTCCGCGCCGTATTCCAAAAGCTCGGACGCCTCCTCGGTGCCCACTTCCTCCAATGCCTGGGTCAGCAGATTTCGGGCAAAGGAATCCCCGCCCCCTCTTGCGATCCTGGTCAGGTTCCGCAGGGGGATCAGTTCGGTCCCGGCCTCGATGGCCCCGGAGAGAACGCCCCGTTCAAAGGCTTCGACAGGATCAGCGCCCTGTCCTTCCAGGGCGCCCATTTCCCGGCCGGCGGCCTGGGCGCCCATAACGGCAAGGCTGGGGAGAGTAGCCCCGCCGGTGGCTGCCGCCGCCAGCAGGCCCGGGGCCATTTCGCCGCCGGTGATAAGGGCTTCCGTCAGATACCGTTCCAGTCCCCGCTGGCCCTCTGTGGCCTGTTCCCGGTACTGGTTGGACTGGTTCAGCAGCCGCTGAGACAAGGGCTGTTCTTCCCTTGCCTTTTCCAAAGCATACCGCAGCAGATTGGCTCTCGCCTGGGGGGAGGCGTTCTGATACCGCTCACTGGAAAGCAGGGCGGAGATTTTGTCCTCTGCCCTGGGCAGGGCCTCCGGTTCGGAGATATTGACCTCTCCGCCGCCCCGGATGTCCGACAGGGCTTGCAGGAAGTCCCGGTTCCGCGCCGCGTCGGCCCGGAGCGCCCGCCCGGTGGTTCCGGGGATAGAAAGAAAGGACCCGGCGATCCCCGTCCCGATGGCCTTCGGGATGGCTGCCGCCTGGTCCTGCTCCCTTTTCCGTTCCTCTGCCGTGCCGGCGTACCGCATCCGGCCTTCGCTGTCCGTCTCCCGGTAAGCCCCCCGGTCAAACCCTGCCTTCCGGAGGGTGGGGTCCCGTCGGATGGCTGCCCCCTGGGCGGCGTACCGGGCCCGTTCCTCGTCGGTCTGGGCGTTCTGATACCCCAGCTTGGCCGCCCGGAGCCGGGTCAGGCCCTCTTTGGTCAGGCTGGCCCGGTCCTCCCGGGTGACCTCCGGGGTGTTGTGCTCGTTGCCCTTGTCGCCGCCGGAATAGCCGCCCCGGATACGCCGCCAGGTCTCCGCCCGCCGGTGGGCCTTCTCCATGCCCTCCGTGTCGCCTCTCCGCTTGGCCGCGTCGTAGTCCTGTTTTGCCAGCCGGATTTCATCCCGGTACTGCTGCCCCAGAGCGTTGTCATACCGGGAAAGGGTCTGCTGTTTCGCGCCCCGCTGCCGGGTCCGCTCCCTGATCCTGGCTGCCGCGTCCTTCACGCGGTCCGCGTCGGTCTGCTCCTTCTGCTTGACCGTCACGCCCACATTTCTGCCGAAGTTGGCATAAGAGCGGGAGTCCGCTTTCAGGGCAGAGAGGGGGTCCAGGGCGGTGGCGTCAATGATGTCCTTGTAGGGGACTTTTGTCCCGGTGAGGCCGTACCCTTGTCTCGACAGCTCCTCGTCCCGGACCATGCGGTCCAGCGCCGATTCCGTCAGAGTGGTCTTATACATCCCCGCCGGCGTGGCGGGGTTGTTCTCTTTGCGGCCTGCTTCGTGATACTTCTCCATGCCCAGCTCTTTCAGGATGCCGGACGGCTTCTGGGGGAGGTATCGGTTCCGGGCGATGTTCTCGCTTTGTACCGCCGACCTTGCGGCCACGTCCCGGACAAACCGGGTCCTGTCGAAGGTGCCCTGCATCGCCTTTTCGGTCTGGGCGGCCCGCTTCACCTGGGGCTTGCCTGCCACCGTCTTGGTCGCCTGCTTTCCCACCCGCTTGGCAGGGGTGGCGCTCCCGGTCTTAACGGCCTTTGCGGCCTTCTGGCTCACCTTCTTCGCGGCGGTCTGGGCCGCTGGCTTCCCGTTGCGGCGGGTGTCCGTGCTCTTTGTGCCGGCCCTGGTGTTGGTCTTTGCGGTCTGGGCCGGCTTCTGCGCGGCGGTCTTCGCCCTGTTGGCGGTGGTCTGCGCCGTCTGTTTTAACTTGTCCTTCATCGTGGAAATCGACATAGGATCACCGCCTTATCAGATATAGCCTCTGGACCGCAGGATGTAGTAGGTCTCGGGGTTCTGGGCCGCCAGATACAAAGCCGCCGTGGAGGAATTCCCACCCACGCTGGCAAGCTGCCCGGTGTCGCCGTACCCTGCCAGCATATTGGCGATGTCGAAGCTGTTCTGCCACGCCTGCTGCTGGGCCGCGACCTGGTTCTGCCTGGTCTGCCGGTTGAAGTCCGCCACCTGCATATTAAGCTGGGCCTGCTGGACCGCCGTGTTGACCCGACTGGTCTGGGCGGTCTGATACTCCTGGAGCAGCGCCGCCGCCCGCTGGTAGTTGTTGTCCGCCACCGCCTGGGCGATCTGCTGCTGGTAGTTGTTGTAGAGCTGGGTCAGGTCGAAGTTGGCGTCCGCCAGGGCGTTGGCTTCGGCGGTATTGAGCTGGCCCAGACTATTCTGGAGCTGATTGGAGAAGGCCAGGGCCGCCTGGCTCCGGTTCCCGGCGTTCAGGCCGTTGGCCGCCGCCTGTTCCCGGAAGGCCAGTTTCTCCCGTTCGTTGTCCGCCGCCGCCGCGTTCTTCTGGGTCTGATACAGGGCGGGGATTTTCGCCGCCTGATACTCCGCGTTGGCCCGGCTGTTGTTGTAGGAGGCCAGCAGTTGAGACAGGGAGGCGTCGTTGAGCCGGTCATAGACTGCGTTGGCCTCCTCGATCTGCGGCTCATAGACCGGCAAACCGATTTGGGCCAGCATATCCTGTTCCTGGGGCAGGATGGTCAGGTGGTTGCCGTCGCTGCCCAGAGAGTAGCCGTACTTGGCCCGGATGGCCTCCGCCTGGGCATTGATGTTGGCCCGCTCCGCCGCGCTCTTGGCGTTTACATAGTCCTGCTTGAGCTGGAGAATGAGGGCCTGGTCCGTGGCGGACAGGGTGTTTTGATCGTATGCGTTCAGGGTGATCCCCGCCCCCGTCTGGGCGGAAGCTCCGGGAAGAGCGGACCAGACAGAGGCCGGCGTGTTCTGCGGCGTCCCGATATACTGGGACCCGTCCGCCCCGCCGGAATACCCCTGCTGGGCCCGGATCAGCTCCGCCTGGGCGTGGGCGTTCTGCATCCCGGCGGTGTCCCCGGCGGCCTTGGCCGCGTTCCACTGGTTTTTCCAGTAGTCGATCTGCGCCGCCTGGTCCGCCGCCCGGAGCTCCGCGTCGTTGTAGGTCCCCTTGGGCGTATACCCGGCGTTCACCCCCGCCGTGCTGGTCCCGGTCCCCGTGGGCTTGCTCCCCGCCGCCTGGTTGATGGCGTTGACGGCGGCGGAGACCGCCCCGCCGGAGCTGCCCGAACTGCCGGAGCTGCCGGAACTCTTGGCCGCCACCGCCTGATTGACGGCCCTGGCCGCCGCCGCAGACGCCCCGGAGCCGGAAGCGTAAGTGGTAGAGCCGCCTTTTGCGGCGGATGTCGTTTTGCTGCCGCTGCTTGCATTATACGTCTTGGTTGCGGCCTGCACCGCCGCCTTGGCCGCCGCTGTTGCGCTTGCCATGGTTGGTCACCATCCTTTCTTCTCCCGGACACTCACCCGGGGTTACGCATCGTGGTGAATATACTCCTTGTATCTCTCCACACAGTCCAGGTCAATCAGAACCTGTTTCATCCTGCTTTTCGATTACGCCAAGCAACTCAAAACATATGTTATTCTGCGTAGGGCTCACCGGTCGTCGCCTCCCATTTACTCATTCGCCACCGTGTAATAACCGACAATGGGGTTGCCCCCTCCCACGGTCAAAACGGCCATATTGTTGCCATTTGCGACAAGGGCAACGCCTGTATTGTTCTTAATAGCTGTTGCCGTAAGGTTAGTGATACCGTGTGCGTTCCCAAGAGATTCAGTTGCATAAAAGCGCAGTACATTGTTTTCCATATACGCCATAACATAAAGACCATTTGCATAAGCTAACCCAATCGGTGTAACCTGTGCAGACAAGATTTTACTTGCCGTAAAGGTCATACTGCCCGGAGTTCCATTAGAGTAATAAAGATATGTTCCATCGCTCTTTGTTCCTGCAATGACGAGATAATCTCCCATCTGTGCGCAAACAGCAGAATTGAAGTTGTCAGCAATCTTAAACATTCCATGCACTGCAGTTTCTGAAAAACTTGATTTATAGGTGTAATACCCATTCAATGAAATAGCGACTGGATAACCTTTATATACACAGCATTTATATATATTCTGCGTTAATGAACCATGTTCTAATGTTCTATATGTGCCTGAACCATCTCCGAATGCAGTAATTTTACTACCAAGCATTATCCAACTGTACACGCTATCAGGGTCAGATACAGCATCTGTAGCTTCGATGGTTTTTTTCCAACCTGCCCACGACGTATTGTTCCAACCTCCCTCTATTCTTGTTGGATTTCGTACATCCGTTGACTTTCCGAATATATACCACCAACTGCTGTCACTTGTGAATGCGATAGCATTTACGCTTGTATTTGTTCCGCTTTTTAGGTTTATATATGACCAAGAGGACAGGTTGGAGCTTCTTGCCACAATACCTTTACCGCTGCTGTCATTTCCTCCAACATAGTAGTACCCTTTGTAGTAATAAAAACACTTCGGTGTAAAGGATGGACTGATAGTAGCCACAGAAACATTAGGAATAGTAATGCCGTATTTGTCTTTCAGTTTGCACGACATAATCTCTCGAAGCTTATCGGGGAATGTGTCGGCAACGATATTTGACGATGTGCCAAGCAGTTCACGAATTGCATCTGCAATATCATCGAACAGAGACACCAATGTAATATGATTATTTGCCATTTTTTCTTCCTCCTTAATAACTTGCGGCAATCGCATTTCCGATAGCATTCTGGATTGCCGTGTTTACATTCGCCGTGGTCGGCTTGGCGTTCCAAGCCGTCCGCTCCGCCGCTGTGATGTGCTTGGTGTTGTCTCCGATGTGGTTGGTCAGGCTGGCTTCCACAGTGGGGAGTTCGACGAGGGCCTGGTTGAAAGCCGTTTCTGTCCCGGAATATCCCGCTTCGACAGCCGCCTGATAGGCACTCTTGCCGTCCTGGCCGGATACCCCCGCCGGCCCCTGGGGTCCTTCCGGTCCCGTTTCGCCCTGGGGTCCCTGGATGCCCTGGGCTCCTGTGTCGCCCTTCGGGCCCTGGGGGCCTGTCTCTCCGGTCTCGCCCTGGATACCCTGTTCACCCTGGATACCCTGGATACCCTGAGGACCTTGTGGGCCTGTGGGGCCTTGGGGTCCGGTTTCCCCCGGCTCCCCCTGTTCGCCCTGGATGCCCTGGATACCCTGAGGGCCCTGTGGACCGGTGGGGCCGGTCGCTCCGGTAGGGCCTTGTGGGCCCGTCTCTCCCTGGGGGCCTTGGGGACCTTGCAGCTTGCCCAGGCTCACCCAATCCGTTTCCAGCTCGGACCAGATGAAGATTTCGTCGTCCTCTGTCGTCACCTGATAGGCGTACTCATTGCCTGTGGGATAGGCCAGCTTCAAAGTGCCCAGGGTGGGGTAAATATCCTGGATGACAAAGGAACGGCCATCCGCACCGTCATTGCCCTGCAAACCCTGGGGCCCTCTGGGGCCTTGGGGTCCGGTGGGCCCGGCGGGGCCGGCGGGGCCGGTATCACCCTGGGGTCCCTGGATGCCCTGGGCTCCTTGCAGGCCTCTGGGGCCCGCTGCGCCGGTGGCGCCGGTATCGCCGGTATCGCCTTTTTCTCCCCGTGGGCCCTGAACACCTTGGAGCCCCCGGGGGCCGGTTGCCCCGGTAGCGCCGGTCTCCCCGGTGTCGCCCTTGTCCCCCTTGGGCCCCTGTACTCCGCGCACACCCTGGATACCCTGGGGCCCTCTCTCGCCCTGGGCTCCCTGCGCCCCCTGTACCCCCTGAGGGCCCTGGGGGCCCCGCACAGAGACAGAGCCCGGGGCGATGGCGGTGTCCTGGATGGTGAAGGACATGATCCCGTTGGCGTCGATGGAGGGCACGATCACCGGGCCCGTCAGCCCCCGTTCCCCCTGGATGCCCTGAATACCCTGGTCCCCCTGGTCTCCCTTGTCGCCCTTGTCCCCCTTGATGCCGTGGACCACGGTCTCGATCCCGTTGTCCGTCACCTCGGAGTTGGTAAAGCGCATCCGGGCCCGCTGGGGCATCTGGTTCCCGTCCGGGTCCAGGATGATGTGGCCGGAGGAGGCAGTGGCGATCCAGGTCTCTCCGTTGGCGGAGACCTCGATCACGTCGTCGCTGTTGAGCCGAATATACTGCACGGCGCTGTCTGCCGTCCGCAGCAGGTCCAGCACCCCCGCCGCCTCCAGGGCGGGGAGCAGCACCTCGTTCAGATAGGTCTGGATCGCCTTGCCACCCTGGTCAAACTTAGCCTTCAGCTCTGCCGCCGTCAGGCCGCCTACGTCGTTGGGCTCGTCGTCCAACTGCTGGATAATGTTCAGATTGTCGTCGAGGGTCGGTAAAGACATCGTTCCCCCTCCTTTCTCACCGGGCATATCCGGTGTATCGGACCCGCAGGTCCGCGTTGAGTATGGTCACGGTGGTGTCCGCCGTGGTGGTGGAGAAGATCAGCTTGTAGTACACAAACTTCTTCGCCTTGATTTTCAGCCGCTTCTGGTGGGGCTTCCGGTTGGTGTTGAAGCTCCACGCCCGGAAGTCCGCCGCCGCAAAGGACACCAGGGAAGAGGCCACCAGCTTTTCCGTGTAGCTGGATTTTCGGTCCGTCTGGATGGTGACATACACTTCCCCGTGGGCCTCCGGCTTGATGCCCACCCACAGCATGGCGGAGTATTTCCGCATAAACTCCCGGTCAAAGGGGATGGACCCGGATTCCCAATAGCTGTCGATGGCCTTTCCGTTGTCCGTCCGGTTCCCATACTGGAAGGAGTTGATCCGCCCGGACCGGTCCCCGATGTACAGGTCCCCCCGGAAATTCACAAAGCAGGCCGCCGGGAAATCCGTGTAGCAATACCAGGCGTCCGAGGCGTAGTTGTGGACCAGGGCCCTGCCGTCATAGCAGCAGTAAAATTCCTGGTTGTCGTTGTCGTCCCAGCAGACGCAGGCCGCCAGGTCGAAGGAATCCAGGGTGGCGGTGATCCGGTCGGAGATTCGCTTCGCCTGCCGCTCGTCTACAGACAGATTGCTGGTATAGCTGGAAGCGTTCCGCCATTCATACAGCTCATGGCCGTGGAGGGTGTAGGGGGCGTTCAGCACCAGCCGGACCTGGCCCGGCGCAGCGTTGCCGATGCTCCGGTTCACGGGGGTGGCGTAATAGACCGGGGTGGTCAGCCCGTCCGCCAGGGTCTCCACGCTGTATTGCACGGCGTAGGCGGAGTTGGTCTTGAACACCAGCAGCCGGGAATAGTGCCGGATGAGGGCCGTAATGGGGGTGTTGGCTTCCCCGATGACCAGCACGTTCATGTCGGGGAAGTAGTCCGCCCGGGCCTCCCCATCATAGTCCAGGCCCGAATAGATGGCCTGGTTGGTCCCGTCGCCGTAGAGAAAGACCCGGTTGTCGTTCTGCCCATTGAAGAGCTCGGAGAACCGCATGGTCTCCACCTTGGCCCGGTCCGTCTCCGCCACGGAATAACCGATCTCGTAGCTGTTCACCGCCGCAGTTGGGGCGGTGGCAAAGGTCACGGTGCCGTTGGTCAGGTCCGTGGTGTAGTCCGCCGCCGGGATGTTGTTTCCCGTGGCCCGGTCCTTCACATAGTCGATGGAGGAGAGGGCCTTTTCCGGCAGGGCGAAGGTGACGACGCTCCCGTCCGGGGAAATCCATACCCGCCGCTGGCCGCACAGTTTATTGATCTGCTCCAGGGTGGTCCCGCCGGCGGTCCCGGCAATGGAGACCGATACCAGAGGCCGGTATCCCGCCACCTCTCCGAAGGTGGTCCCGTCCCACTGGTAGTATTTTTTCCCGTTCATGATATAGAGCTGTTCGGAATAGCCGAACATGTGGACCTGGCCCGTGGTGTCCAGGGTGCCGATCTCCGTCTTGCACCAGTCCGCGCCGTCGTGGACCTTCCACAGCTTCCCGTCGCAGGCGGCCACCATGCACTCGGTCCCCTTCACGTTCCCGGCCCACAGCCCCGCCACCTTGGAATCGGCGGAGGCGCTCACCGCTCGGACCCGCTTCATGGTCCAGGTATAGGCGTCCGTTTCCGGGTCGTAGTCCAGAGAGACCAGCTTCCACACGGCGTACTTGTTGTAGACCCAGTAATAGCCCACATAGTCCTGCCAGTTATCGAAGGTGACGGTCACCACGTCATCAGACGGCGCCACAAAGCCCTCCGCCGTGGCGGCGGCGCTCTGGTGCATCCGAAGCTGAGAGCAGATTTCTGTGTCCGTCCGTGCCGCCTCCGCCTCCCCCTCGGAGAGGGAATAGGTCTGCATCACGCCCACCATCTGGTCCATGCCGGGCCGGCGCTGGAGGTTGCCGTCTCTTGTCACCCGGAAGTTTCGGATGACCGACGCCTCCCCCAGGGCAAGCTTGGTGTCGCCGTCCGGGTTCTCGTTGAGCCCAAGCCACCGCAGGATGCGGTAGACCTTTTCATCCAGTTTGCCGGAGATATTCGCCATGCCGCATCACCACCTGGAAAACTCGTTGTACGGATGATGGAGCACGCCGTACACGTCCTCGATCTCTTCCGCCGTCTGGGGCAGCCCCTTTGCCAGCTTGTCTCGCAGCTCTTCATACCGCTGCTGGAGGAAGGAGGCCGCCGTGGGGTTCTCGTCCAGCAAAAGCTGGGCGGCCAGTCCGTAGGGCATCACCGTCTGGCAGATGTAGTCATCCAGGTCGATGATGTCCGTGAAGGTCTGGATCACAGCCACAATGGGCCGCTTTCCGTCCTCCGGGGTGGGGAAGGTGTCGCTGTAGGGGTAGAGCTCCCCCCGCAGCGCGTTCAGGATGAGCAAGGTCCTGACCTTGTACTCCCTGGTGTCGGAGGTGTCGGTCTCCCCGGAGGATTCGTTGACCTCATCCATCAGGCCCATGGCGATGTCGAAGACCCGCTGGGCGGTCGTAGTCGGTTCTGCCATGTCAGGCCCTCCTTTCTTTCAAGAAAGGGGACGGCGAACGCCGCCCCCTTCTGAGGTTGAAATGATCAGGCCGTGGCGGTCTTAGACACATAGATGCCCTTGGCCTTGGTGTCCAGCACGAAGCTGTCATAGATGTAGCGGCCTTCCACCACGTCGCCGTCCACGCCCATGGGGTTCTTGTGGACCCGGTAATTCTTCAGCTGCATGGCGTCAACCGTGGCGCCCTTGAGCTTGATGAAGAAGTTGATGTTGGCGGGGAAGATGGAGGAGGGGACCGTCACCACGTCCATGCCGTCGATCTGGCCCCGATAGCCCCGGCGGACGTTCTCGGTGGTGAGGGTGTCGCTGGAGCCGGTGACCACGTCGGACAGCTTGAACTTCACGAAGGTCAGCTCAGGAATGAACAGGGTCCGCCCCACCTTGGGGACCTTCTCATTGCTCATCTGCGCGCCGGCCTCGAAGATCTTCTCCAGGATGTTGGTCTTGGTGACCACGCCGTCGTTGGAGGACAGTACGGAGAAACCGGTGGACAGACCATTGCCGGTCACCCACTTTGCCATGCGGTAGGTGTCGATCTCGGGGGTGATGACCTCGTCGATTTCCCGCTTCAGGCAGGCGTTGGCCTGCTTGATGTTGAACTGCTGGGCCTTGTTGCCCGCGTCGATGGAGAAGGTGAAGGCCTTGTCCTGGGTCAGGGTCATGGTCTGCACGGTGTCGCCCAGCTCGGTCAGGCTGCCGAAACGGGCGGTGCCGCTGCGGGTGTAGTTGGTGGTGGCGACGGTGTCGATCTTATAGATGGTGATCTTGTTCACGCCGTCGAAATCGTAGTCTTTGCCGACATATCTGTCAGTCAGGGAGCCCAGGGAAAACCGCTCCTGGACCTTCTTTGCATATTTTTCAGCCAGGTTAATAGCCATAGAATAGCACCGTTATCCTCTCTGCCCCCCGTAGGAGGCTCGGTCAGGTCCCGTCGTACCAGTCCTTGTCGATCCAGTCCAGGTCATCTTTCGATGTTCCTGCCGTGGTCTGGCTGCCGGTGCTCCGGGCCTGGTTGTTTTGATTCTGCTTCATGGTCTCGATCTCCCGGTCTTTCTCCGCCAGTTGCGCCCGGAGCTGCTTGGCCTCATAGACGGCGTAGGCGTCGCCCATGTCCTTGCCTGCGGCAAAGGCCTCCCATACCTCCTGGGGAATGTCCTTGGCGTCCAAATCCGGGTGATCCTGGATGAACCGGTCCATGCTGGCCTTCATTCGCGCCTGCTCCGCTGCCTGCTTCTGGCTCGTCTCGGTCTGACGGCTCATGCTTTGGCGTTCGGCCTCCAGGGCCTTGCGGTCCCGCTCCAGCTTGATCCGCTGGAGGGCCACCGTGTGGTCGATGCCCTCCCGCTCTGCCAGGATGTTGGCGCGGGTGGTGTCCATCAGCTCCTCCACGGTCATGTTGCTGGGCGCGGCCAGCTCCTTCAAAAAGGCTTCCAGCTCGGAAAGCCGTGCGCTCTCCGCTCTGGCCTGGTCCCGGTCTTCCCGGATGCGGTCGTAGTCCATGCCCTTCTGGGCCAGGGCAATGACCTCATCCCGTCCCACCTGTCGGGTCTCGTCCAGATGCTTCAGGGTGAAAAGCTGGTCTGCCTCCGCCTGTTCATCCTTCTGGTCTTCCGCTTCGGGGGCTTCTGCCTGGCCGACGTCCTCCTCCGGCGCCCGCTGGTCTGCGCTGCCGGTCTCTCCGCCGTCCTGGCCTGCTTCTTCGTTGTCGCGGATGTCGGAAAGGTCGATGTCGTCCCAATCGTCGTGCTCGGCTTCCGGGATAACAGCCTCTTCCATACCGGTGACATTGATGTTCTCTTCCATGGGTATCTCCTTCCTGGGGTATGGTCGCCCCATCTACTATGTTGAGGCCCTGGTCTGGGCCTGTCTTGCAATGGTTCCAAACGCCCGAATCCGGGCGGAATGGTCAGTCCATCCCCAGCTTCTCCGCCGTCTCGTTGGCGTTCTTGTCTCCGGGGAGCAGGCCCAGCCGGCCCAGCATGGCAACGACCTCTACCCGCTTGGCGGGGCGCTCCGGGGCGGAGCCGTCGGTAACATCCGCCTTGACGGCCTTCTGCCACCAGCCTTCTTCCCGGCTCCAGTCCGGTTCCGGCTGGACGCTCATGGCCTTAAGGGCCTTCCGCACCAGGACCAGGGCCTCCTGGTCTGTGAGGTTTTCGATGATGGTCTTGACTTCCTTCTCGGTCATGTCCGGTTCCTCCTTTTTCGGTTCGGGTTCCGCCTTTTTCTTCGGCGCCTTGATGATCCAATACAGCTTGACCTGCTGCTTGAATACCAGATAATTCCCGTGGGTCCGTGCCATCCTGGTTGAGGCGGGGTCATTGATATACACCATGTTCCCCTCGATCTTCCATACCAGCACATAATGGCCGGAGCTGGTCCACAGGCCCTTGCCCATGCAGGCGATCACCAGGTCCCCGTTGTCCAGCGCCGCCTTGGCTTGGGCGTGATAGGGGCTGTTGGCGTTGCCGTAGA